AGAAGTGGACCCCCAAGGTTCGCCTTTCCTTCGAACTCCCAGAACAAACCATCGAAGGCGAAGTGACCGAGAACGGCAAGACCACCAAAGTCACCAAGCCTATGATCGTCAGCATGGAGTTGACCCGCTCTCTTGGCGAGCGTGCAACCCTACGCAAGCACCTTGAGACTTGGCGCGGTCAGGCATTCACCAGCAAAGAACTTGCCGCCTTCAACCTAAAGAATCTCTTAGGCAAGGCCGCTATGCTTACGCTTGTCAATAAGACCAGCCAAGCTGGGCGCGAGTATTGCTCCATCCAAGGCTTGGCCAAGTTGCCCAAGTCAGTCAAGGCTCCGACCACCACCGAGAACGATCAGGTGTTCTATGAGATCGAGGAAGGCAAAGGTGGTGCGTTTGCCAACATGCCAGAATGGTTGCAGAACAAGATTCTGGAAAGCAAGGAGTTGTCCGGTGCGGCCAGCGCACCGCAGGGTAAAGCTACCCCTGTTGATAACAAGGACGTGGACGGCAACACGATGCCATTCTAATGGCACTCACGATTACATCAAAAGAACCTGTTCAATCCAGGTTGGTGAAGAGCGAAGATGCTGGCCATTGGTATACAGAGGCAGGTTGTTCTGCTCATATCATGGTTGGCAAGAATGGAGTTGAGCGTAACACCACAGTTGCCGATGCGCGTAAGATGGGGTTGCTCCCATCGGTTACCAGCGTGCTTGGCATCATGGATAAGCCTCAACTAACCGCATGGAAGATCGAGCAGGCTATCATGGCATCGCTCACTCTTCCGAAGGAGGATGGTGAAACACTCGAAGATTACGCAAAGAGAGTTGTCAAAGATTCAAAGCAAGCTACGACAAAAGCGGCAGAGCATGGAACCAAAATGCACGAACAGATGGAGCATATCCTTCTTGGACGTGATTGCTCCAAGGACCCAGAACTCCAGCCCTACATTAAGACGTTCAAGGAATGGGCGGAGGATAACATCGAGAAAACCCATTGGTGCGAGAAAGCATTGGTCGGTCCTGGTTACGCTGGAAGGTGCGATGCCTACGTCCGGTTAAAAGGGATTGGGGACGCTATCATCGACCTGAAGAATAGGAAGGTGAATCCAAAATATGACCCGTTCTATGACTCCGATTGCGCGCAGTTATGGGCATATAAATACGCATCCGAGAATCCGAAATGCGCTTGCGTTTCGGTGGTCTTGGCTGCGAATGACCCAGAGACATTGGTGATCCATCGCTGGTCGGAAGATGAGTTGTACGAGTCCGGTATTGCCTTCCAAGCCATGCTCAAGGTTTGGGCATGGTCGAAGAAGTATAATCCGCCAGGGATGAAGTTGTAATGGATAACCCTCCCACAATCGAAGAGATGGGCAACGCTGCCTCCGAGATTGTGTGGAGGGTGATGGGCAATGGATCCGCCAAGTCTGCGTATGGCGAATGGTTCTGGAAGGATAAGCCGACCTATGATTACCACATAACCCGTTGCATCAAGCACGCAGTAACTGCCCAGCAGCAGATCCACCTTAATCACCCAAACCCAGACGAGGCCGGAGAGAATGCGCTTGACCATCTTGAGCGTGCGGTGGCAAGAGCTTTGTTCGCATGGATGCAATTAAAGAAAGGACTGCCAAGACTATGAGATGGATCAAGAAAGAATATGATGAAGACGGAAGGCCGTGGTGGAATATTTACATAGACGAAGTTGGGGAAGGAAACGAAGAAGATTTGGAACATTATGAAAGATACCCAACCAGAAAAGAAGCAATAGAAAATTGCGAGAATATCACTTGGGAAGATTACGATTGTAGCGACAAATGAAGATTGCGCTTTCTTGGTTGCTCTACCATATCGGCGACATTCTTAGCTATGGCGTGTCGCGTTATGGCTACGGTTATTCGCTGTATAATAAAATAATGCTTCTCAGCAGCAATCTGGACGATAAGGGAGTTATATGGAAGGACGTTAAATGAAGAAAGCATTGGTCACACAAGCATTCGGAGACAAGTGGCACAAGGTGCTAGAGCTAACCAAGCCGCGCATGGAGTCATACTGCCAGCGGCACAATATTGATCTTATTACTTTTGAGAAACCACTGGTCGAGCCAGTGCAGTACAGCAAGCTGGCCATAGGAAACATTATCGCAACGAAGGGATACGAGCAGGTTACGTTTCTGGATTGTGACGTTCTGGTGACAGAAGATTGCGATGACATTGGTGCATTGCTGGAACCAGACTGCACTTTCATGGCACTGGATGAGGGGTCGTATTTAGACCGCAAGCCTGGGTTGCGCGGATTGGCTGATGCCTTTGGATTCGTCCCAGGATGGCAACCTAGCTTCTACTACAACACAGGCGTATTTGTCATCACGCCAAAGGCCGTTGGCGCATTATCCCAGCCGCCTATCGGCCTATTCCCAAATCACTTCGCAGAGCAGACATGGATGAATCTCCAACTACACCTGTGGTCCACGGCCACATGCAGTATTGACCCATCCTATAACTGCATGACAAGCGTTGAGCAACACTTTGGGTTGGATCGCTACAAGGATGCAAACATCATCCATTACGCAGGGCAATCAAACGACATGGTTCAACTATTGACTAGCATCCAGTATGACGATGCCAAACTGAAGGGACTAGGTCGATGACTTCGGTGCGAGTCCAGCGGGAAGACGAAAAGTGGCGCGTGACCACAATGGCCGGAAACCCGATTGGACCGCGCTTATGGGGTGCTGTGCCTCCGAATGGGTTACCATCCATTGAGGATTTATTTGATGATAAAGGCAAGGCGCAAGACGCAGCCGATCTTTGGAACGCCTACGCCTTATGGTGCAAAGAACGCAGCGGGAAGCGTAAGCGCAGATGATTTCAGCACAATTCACCAGAGGAGATCAAGATGACAGAATCAAACAACTTGCAGGAGAAGTCGCAATCAGAGCCATGCAGGACATCAAGCTTTTACAGCGCAGAGGTGTGCTGGATGGACTCAGGCTCACCAAGAGCCAAATTGGTAAACTTTCGGATTGCAACTGCTATCGGGACATTAAGGAGGTCAGGTCACTTGTCAGGGATGTCAAGAATGGGACTGTATTATTCTGGTGCAAGGTCGCTGGAGTCAGAATTGACCAGTCCACGCTGAACAGGGTAATCAAAAGAGGTGTAGGCAATGTTAATTGAATATGCAAAATTTGCGCTTGACTGCATCGCGCAGATTGGAATCATGGTCGTGTTATGCGGATTAACGACAGCAATCATAGCGTTTCTGGGGGGCTTTCTATTCTGGCTCTTGGACCGCGCGAGAAAGGAAAAATCAACATGGATGGATTAGGTAAAATTCAAATCCTTGCAGAGCGCAAGGTGGAGATGGTTGAACTAGACATTGAGGTTGATGATAAGACAAGAGACACAGTTTGCCATGCCGCCTTGCGTGAGATAACAAGCGATGGAGATGCATTGTTTAACTATGGATTTAATAAGGCAATAAAGCGATTCATTGAAACAAAAGGAAAGAAATGCACCAAAAAAAGTTCAAGCAAAAAACGCTCACGGCGGTAACGGTCCCAAAGGTATTGACGCAAGGCCAGTGCGAACTGGTCATCCACGATGCCACCAAGATTGGCATGAAGCGCGCTCCGGTATTGGGTAAGGATGGGCGGAATGTAAGAAGCTGGAATCGCACTTGCGATTCGTGCTGGGTGCCAAAGTCTGGTCTGTTTGATTGGCTCTACAATTATGTGGCCGCCGTCACAGACGAAGTTAACAACGAACATTATCAGTTCGATATTACCGACATGCAGCAGTTGCAGGTCTTGCGCTATCGCCCAGGGCAATGGTTCCGGTGGCACTTTGATGCCATCGAGACTGAGGGTGACATCCGCAAGATGACGATGGTTATCAACCTGTCCAAGCCAAGCGATTATTTTGTTGGAGGCTTACAGGTGGATGGCAACTGGCACAACGCAAACCAAGCAAGCGATCAAGGCGCAGCTAGCTTCTTTCCGTCTTGGATGAAGCATTGCGCCAAGGCTCCGATCTATGGAACGCGCTGGGTGTTGGTTGCTTGGATTACTGGACCGCAATGGCGATGAACGATTGGTTGGTTTATTCGACATGGCTTGTGATATTGGCCGTTATGTACACGTCCTATGGGAATCACAAATGATCCAGATTAACCCAGAGCTTTGGATGATGACACCGAAGGGAGAGGGGTTGGCATTCTTGGTTACGGACTATGGGTTGGACCATAACAAAATATTCACCATCATGCTTAACTCAGGTGAGATTTTGGATTTTGATATTAAGGACTGCCGCCGGTGCGAGAATCCTTCTTTTTGTATTGACGTACCACAACAACCGAGGCCACACTATGCCCAAGCAAAATGAACCGGACACCACACAAGACGTTCTTATTGATGGTCGCAAGGTCATAGGCGGGAACTGGATCGTGTGCATGGATGCGACTCCAGAAACTTCGGCAGTCTATTATTGGCTCAACGGATATACCTACTGTTCGTACCTACAACACGTCAAATGTATTACGAAGAAATAGACAGGCGACACGTCAAGGCACTGGAAAACATTCTGGCGGAGGGCAAATGCGAGCCAGGAAGGTTGATTGGAGAGGATGCGGGACATCTGGCCTACATTATGAATCAGATGTTTTACGACAAGTTTCATGGACACGGTTGGGAGTTGGATCTTCTAACCGGTAGATTCGTGAGAACCACAGGAGAATAACCATGCCATTAGGAAAAGACATCGGAAAGAACATCAAGGAACTGCGCGCGGATAACATGAAGAAAGGCAAGGCTCGCGGTGCTGGAGGTACGCCTCGCAGCGAGAAGCAGATCCTAGCCATCGCGCTTCGCTCGGCTGGGGTTAAGCCCAAGGCCGGTGGCCGCAAGTTTCGAATGATGGGAAATGATCG